ACTTCCCACACAAGTTCGTTAATACTTTCGGCTATATCTTGCTCAACTTGTTCGTAATATTCATCTTCGCTGTCGAAGTCGTCGGGGTCGTAGCCAGGATCAAGGCTCTCTTGGTCTAACAGTATGGTTTCGCCTACGATAGCTGGGTTTTCGATATTAAGATAAACTTCAAATTTATTACTGCCTTTATAAAGTTCCTCTCTTGCTCTTTTCTCTGCTTCTTCGTAGTCAATATCTTCTTCCTGTTCTATCTGCTCTGCTCTGCGTGATACCTTGTTTTCAAAGTCAGGACCACCGCCCTCGTAGTTTGTTTCTACGTCGGCTTCGTTATCTGTGAAATAAAAGCCACTTCCAAAGTCGCCTTCTACACTTCCCTTTGACTTGTCAAAGATAGTAAACTCTCCAGAAGGTGTACCATGATATAAGACTTTCAAATCTCCGTTTTCGTCTACCGCCTTTGATTTTTCAAATCTCTTTTGAACTGCTGGACTAAGTTTGTTTCCTTGACTATCACTTAATGAGTATCGAATATCTGCATCTGTAGTAGGCTTTGTATTGTCTGCCTTAGAACTTTCTTTATAGGCTTTGTCAAATGCTCTCTTAACCTTTTCAAGTTCTCTAGCTTCTTTACTTCCAGCCGTAGCAACTTTGTACAGATACTTGATTTCATCATAAATCTTCTTGAAAACTGTTGGTTTTTCTGTGGAAAGACTGTTGATAAAGTCGCTATCTGTGAATAAGTATTCGCCTACTAAATCGGCTGTAATTTCATTGTCAATGTTCGCACCTTCAACTCCTTTATAAAGGTCTTGAATAGCCTTTAAGCGTGTATCATACTCGCCTTTTGTTGTAGCATACTGTTTTACTACGTTCTGCAATTCTGTATAGAGTTCTGTACCTTCCAAAACGTGTGTAATCTCATGCCCTACAACTGTGTTTAAAGCCTTGCTAGAATCAATGTTTAAAATAATGTCATTGTCCTTTACAAGTCCGTTAATGGTTTTGCCTTCCAATGCAAAGCCTGACTTCTTCAAGTTCTCATTATTGGTAAAATCAAAAGAAACGCCCTTATCTGTCGATAGTTTTGCAACCATATCAACAAATTCGTGCGTTCTGTTTGTATTATTCAATATTCCGCTTTCAGTAGCCTTTTTAATGGTTTCCTGTGTCTTTGCATCATACTTAGTCAAATCGGCTTCAAACTTCTGTGTTTTACGTGCTTTTTCGTTGTAGCTTTCGCTTAATCGCTCGCTCTTAGTCAATTCCTGAACTTCACGTGATAACTGGTCTTTTAGCTTTGCGTTCGCATCATTTTTTGTGAGTTCGCTTAATTCTGCTTTGAGTTCGCTTAATTTGTTCTGCGACTGTGGTCTAGGGTCACTCTGTAGCTTTGTAATTTCCTCTCTAAGCGACTTTTCTTTGTCGATTGAAGATTTATAAGCTTCGTAAGTTTCGCCCCCTAAAACGCTTTCTATCGTGTCTAAATTAAGATAGCCTTTGTCAAGGTCATTCATTACTTGCTCACGGATCGCATACTTTTCTTTGCTTGTAAGTTTCGTTCCGTCTGCTTCTCTTTCAGCAACACGATTTTCGATTTCTTTGTCTACAACCTTTGTTTCGTTCTCTGTAAGCCCTGTAACGTAGTCTTTGCCACTCTTATTTGTTTTGTATGCATCAATACCACTAATACCGCCACCGAGTACCGCACCACCGATAAACGACTCGATATAGCCGTCTAATGCTTCTTCGCTTGTAAGAAGTTCGCCAATGCTTTCTTCTTTGTAGAGCGAAGTTCCTAAATTACTGATAATCTCGGTTAAAACTTCTTCTCCACCTTCTCCGACTGCATTAAACCCAAGTTTAGTAAGTGTTCTAACTGTTTTATCTGCAATCTGTTCTGTTAAAGGCTTTAACCACACATCATCAAGTGTTTTTCCACCGAATTTGATACCGCCTGATAGCTTTTCGGTTAAGATTTCAGCACCAGCCGTAATAAGACCGCTCGCACCAGCTTCGTTATAGGTTGCCCCTTCTTCAAAAGCGGTTTCTACTTCGCCACCAAAACTTGTTACGCCACTTGTAAGAAACCAAGGAACACCAACGGCATTTAAACCGTATGTAGCCAATAACTGACCGCCCGACTGTGCAAGTGCATCTGATTTCTCACCAAATACTGACATTGTTTCGCTGTCAATACCAGTAACGCTTTTAACAGGGTTACTAATGATAGCTTTTGCAACTTTTTCTTCGTCGTACAAGTCTTTTTGAATGAAGTCTTGCATATCTTTCTTAGCTTCTTTGCTTCTGTCGAAATCTTCTTGAGTAAGAAAGCCGTTCTGTGCCTTTTGTCCGAGTTCAAATGCTGGGGATAAATATGCCATGGTATCAACTACTTTTTCGCCCATGCCAATAATTCCAGTACCGACATTTTCTAAAAGGTCTGTGCCTGAACCTAAGATAGTTTTGGTAACATCTCCAAACTGGTAGCCGTCACTAAAAGCCCCAGATTCAAACCAGCTTCTTTCTTTGCCCTTTGTTGTAGTAACAGGGGCAATATCTTCTGCCTTGATACCTTTTTTCTTCATGTGTTCTTCAAGAGTGATAACATTTTCTAGTCCGTTTTTCTCATTTTTCTTCTTTTTGAGTTTTGCGTATTCATCTAATGTATAGATTGCCATATCATCACTCCTTTACTTTGTGCCTGATTTTATGAAACCTTTTGTCGCTTTCTGTGTTGCGTTAATAACACTTTGAATAGGTGTTAAGTCAATATAGTTGCCACCGTCTTTTGCATAGTATTTTCCGTTAGCTGTTACAATCTGTGCACTTGTGCTTAGTCCAAGTGCTGATGCATACTGATTTGTAATAACTTTTCCTACGGTAAGTCCTGTGCTTGTAGCGTTCTTAACAGTATTGCTTGTGCTGGCATTTCCACTCTTTACGCTTGCTGTATTGCTGGAAGAACTTTTGCTAACACTTGCAGAAGCACTAGCTAATTTCTGTTGCTGTAACTGATAATTCTGTAACTGCAACTGATACTCTTTTTCCGCCTGTGCTTTCTGATATTCCAACTGTTGCTTCTGTAACTCAAGCCTTCTAGCTTCTGCTTCTGCTTCTGCCTTATCTTTCGCTCTAAGTCGTGCAATTTCTTCGTTAAACTGTCTAATGTTTTCTTCATACTGTTTAACTTGCAATGCGTAAGACTGGTTGTACTGGCGAATTTCTTCCTGTAACTGTGTTTTCTGCAATGCAAGGTTTTCGTTGTACTGACGCACTTCTTCTGCAAGAGCATTTTCTGTATTCATCTGCTGTAATACGTCCTGATAACGGTTGTAATATGTGTTATCAATTTCTTGTTTCTTGTTAGCCTGTTCAATAAGCAACTGGTTTTTGTACTGGAAGCCCTGTAACGATAATTCTAACTGCTGTTGTAGTGCATTATAGGCAATTTCTGCCTGTTTGCTGTTGTTCTGTAGCTGTGCATCTTTAATAGCGTTATTGTAGTTTAAAACGGCTTTATTAAAGCTTTCTCTCGCTGTCGCTACTCGGTTCTGGTATGTGTTGTACATACTTACTTGTGAACTTTCACTAAAGCCTGTGTTAGTAAGTCCACCACTTGCCATTTGTTCAGCATTTACACCGTATGCGTTACTCTGCTTCTGCCAATCTGCATAAGCACCTGACTGTTCTTTGGTGTAGTCTTTCTGCGACTGTACTTTCTGCTGTTCGATCTGTTCAATAGCAAAGTCGGTATTTTCCTGTTGTAACTGCTGTTGTTTATCAGCCCATTCCTTAGATGCATCTATCTGTGCTTGAAAATAACTGTCCGACTGGTCTATCATACCGCCATAGGTCTGCTCTACTTCGGTTAAGGCTTGCTGTTTGTCGCTTTCAACTTGTGTAAATTTTTTATCATCATAGTTGATGTTGTAATTGGTCGCCATTTCTTACTCCTTTCCGCTAAAGCTTGATGTAGCCACCAACGAAACATTCTAGCGTAGCTGTTTCAAGGCTAAATCTTGTGTTTGAATGGAATTTTAACTGTATATCCTTAAACTTCTTTCTCTTAATTCTGCAAGTGAAATAGTCTGTTACTTCTTTGTAATCTCCGATATGTTCCCACTCGGTTTTATCAGTCTTTACTGATACGGATATATCGCCAGTAGCTTCTACTACACAGCCACGTTTATTTGTTGTTTTCTGGTACTGTGGGTTTTTAAACTTGTCAGTTGGTGTAGTCCAGTAGCTTTCTACATTACTTTCATTATCTGTTAGCGTGTAGATGCCGTCTGCTGTGCCAAGATACAACACGCCATTATGTACCTTTGTACAAGTGATAGCCTTGCCTAATTCCCAATAAAACCACTCGTATTCAACATGGTTTTCATTCGTAAAAGTTGCTCTACTGTCTGCCAAATACACCTTGTCGTCAACAAAAACCATTAAATACCCTTCCCATTCTTCAAGAAGCATATTTTTGTAGTTATTTTCCGCTAGTAACTTGCTATCAACTAATGAACTTCTATGAGCAATTACTTGTTCTGTCGTTACATCTCCGTTGATACCTTCCATTCCTCTATCACTAAAGAAAGCAATATCATCATTGAAGTTAATCGCCTTGCCTACACACCCTGTAGAAATGCTAGAATGTGTGCTAGGATAGATTTTTCCATAATCTGCATCAATCGTAGGGTTATGATAGAAAACCGTCGTATTGGCTTGGCTAGGCTCTTTAAACACCCATAAAGCATTGTTGCCAGCTACTAGCCCTGTAATTTCCGATAAGTCTAAGCCTTCGTTGTAGTAATCTAAGTCACTACAGTATGTAGGGTCGTTCAATGAACAATGCCAAATCACGTTAGGATAGTCCTGATTGCCACTAAAAAACACCCTATTATCAAATACTTGTAATAGAGTGCAATTATTGATTCTATCTCTATAGCCCTGTACTGTCTTTCTAAACTTAATTGATACATTATCTTGTCCGTCTGTAAGTGGTACTGGTGGGGCTTCGTCAAAGATGACCTTACCGTTTGTAGTATCAACTCCATAATTGTCTACTACTTCGTCGTTTACCTTTACAATCGGCTGAAAATCGGCATCAATGCCCTGTGCATCAAGATAAAACTCTGTGCTTTCTCCGTCTGCTAAGAATGTATTGACACGAATACCAGTAAGCATGTTTACATCTTCGTATGTTGTACCACCGCCAGAAGGTCGTCTTGCAATGGAAGTAGTAGGAGCATAGCCCACTACTTCGCCTATTGTCTGTCCGTCATACTGTAAGTAGTTAATGCCGTCTTTAAAATACCAGATATTATTGTAAATAAAGCTGTCACTTTTACTAGGTTTTAAGCCTGTGTAAAGTTCTTCCCTAACT